ATGTGAGGCTGCCCAGGTAGAGGTCGTACGAGATAGGCTCATGACCATTAAATTGCGCTTCAGTGATATTATGCTTTTTGCAAAAATTTTCTTTATGTGCCTTCATATTATGTAAGAGTTTAAAAGTGTTACATATCCCGATTTCGTTTCATATATCATGATATTTTTATATCAATAATTGTCTTGTCATAGTAAAAATCTTTAATAGATTGTTCAATATCTTCGTCTGATACCCATGGGTAAGGACGATCGGCGTATACTTCAATTTCTGTGCGCTTGAAAGTATATTCTGTTTCTATATATGAGTATGAGAGTTTAACCCATCCCATTTGTTTTCCATCAGGAGTGTAAGGCTGAAATAACAGGAAGCCTTCCTGTATGCCTTGCTTGTGCGATAATTTCTCTGAGTAAGTCATTCAAAAGTTAGTTCGTCAATTTCTTCTTTAGCTTCTTCAATTGAATCAGCGAAACGCATGCGATCACCAGGGAAAAAGTATTCAATCTTTATCCCGAATTTCTTTGCCCAATCTGATGCTTCGCGTATAGTATATCCTTTGTATTCCATCATAGTTTTTTGATTTTATATCGCGAATGCCGGTTTGATATGATCGCCCCGGCCCTCGCGAAAGTTGGCTATTTTTCGTTATCGTATTTAGCAAGCGGAAGGTACATCCATTTCATGTGCTTCAAATCAATCGATGTTTTAAGGAAGTAAGGAACCTCCCATTTATTTTCATCGAAATCGTACCATCCGATAACAAACGTTTTACGGTTACCATCTACGTCTATTAGAACGTCATCTGAGTATCCCTCTTTTCCATTATGTTGAGGAAGTGTTTTTGCATCGAATGCTTGTGTGAATGTTAAGTGTTTCATGACTTTCGCGTTTTTGTGTTTGATTATGATGTAAAGATATGCAATTGCACAGTACTGTGCAAGTGTTTATAAAAAATATTTTTTTGAATTTTTTATTTTTATGCTTGTCTATTGTTTATGTGCATTTGTTTATTTACCTTTGAATCATGATAGATGAAAAGAAGCTGAAAACGGTTAAAAATTTTGCCAAAAAACGCGAAGTACACCGCAATTGGATATATCAGCTTGTTAATAAAGGCGAGCTTGAATCAATTAAAATTGATGGTGTCCTTTTTATAAAGGATAATGATAAGAAATAAAACCTAATCACAGGCGGTGTATAGGTGGAATGCAGGCAAATGTATAGTTAAATTTCAAAACAAAATTTCCGTGGCTAGTAGAGGGGCCTCGGAGTAAAACAGTTTTTGGTATGGGTTTAGAAAGTGAAAAAAAGTCCTGCATTCCAAGATATTTTGAAATAGGGTTTTAAGTTACACACCCATCCACTTTCTAGTGTAGTTGTGGAGTTTTTATTTAAAATATATGAAAGAACAACTCGAAAAGGAAAAAGCAGAGCTAGAGCAGCGGATACTCGAAAACCAGCAGAAAATTGAAGAAATTCAGAATGCCATCTACTGGGATAAGAAGCGCCTCGCCACCAACCGGCGGCAAATGGAATCATTGACGATCCCCAAGGCCTCGGAAGTAATACAGGAAATCAGCGAATCACTGGGAAATGGCAAAGGTTAGAATACTCCTTGAAGGATGCCTTGAGATGTCATGGCATTGCGAAGATCATAAGATTGAGCACCATGGTGACAATTCTGTAATTTTAATAAAAAAAACAGCTACTGATAAATGGGAATATATTTTGACTTATAATAAAATAAAGCTCATTTACATAATTCATGATGACTCAAATCTAATTAAAGGATAAAAAACCCTTCGACCGTAGGTTACAACGGTTAAAATATATATGCGCAAGTTAATTTTACTATTCGGATTGATTGCTTTTATCGGGCTATCATCCTTCGATCGTGACAACAAAGATGTTGAATCTACTGAAATTGTCAAATCGGAAGTTATCAAGAAAGATTGTGGCCCATGGACGGATGCTGGCGGAGGCAGGCAGCAACGCATTTGCTATGAAATTATAGGCGAAGATGATGTTCCATCTATTGAGTACAGGTGGAAGCCCGGAGGCCTTCCATTGCTTCAACTGACAGCTTTCGATTATACTTCAAGTACGGAGTCTATCGCGTATGAATCGAGTCATCCCATCGCTATTATTTCAGAATGATGAGGGTACGACTTAAGATGTGACCTATACCGATGGGAACAGTATAAAAGTCACCGCGTATGGGATCCACGAAATGCAAACGGGCTCACCTTTTTTGTATCAAAAAACTAAAAACATATACATGGAAAAATTAATAGTGGATAACCTCACGACAATATCAAAACTTGAGGAATTTTGTGGCGACAAGTTAAAATGCTACACAGGAAAAACTCAAATAATAACTCCTGATGGAGATAAGTCGATTCAATTTGGATCTGTCATCACTAAACATGAGGACGGTACTTTCAGTGTTGAATACTAAAAAATGATCAGGTGGCCGGAATTGGTAGACGCAGGCTTAACGTAGGTTGGAAATGACCCTATAATTTTTGGTTATAAATTTTTTTCACGTGAAACATGGCAGCACCTTTAGGTAACACATATTGGCAGAATAGAAAAAGGCATGGAAGGCATAAGACGTTTGTGACCCCTGATGATTTGGAACAGGCTTTCATTGATTATTTCCAATGGTGCGATGAAAATCCTTGGATAAAAAAAGATTTCATACGCGGTGGGCCCGGGGCCGGTGAAATAGTAGATATTCCAACACCTCGACCATATACCATATGGGGATTCCAGGCCCACTTTGGTTTAGGCTATCATTACATAGATCAACTTGAAGACGCAGTAAAAGAAAAAGATGATCAAACAAGCAAAGATTTCTCGGCTGTTTTATCGTGGGCGCGAAATGTTTGTTTCACCAATAAATTTGAAGGTGCCGCTGTTGGATTGTTCAATTCGAATTTAGTATCTCGTGCACTTGGCCTTTCAGACAAGCAGGACATAACTGCAAATGCTAAGCTTGACATTCAGCAAATAACCGGAATGGAGGTTAAATGAAGCACTATTGAAACTCATCTTCGATACACACGGAAACGAAAAGCAAAAACAAGCAGCGATGTATTGGGTAACACATGGCATAACCGATGTTGCCTATGGAGGTAGTAAGGGTAGCGGTAAATCATACCTTGGATGCAAGTTGATATTCGGTAATGCTCTGCTTTATCCCGATACATCATACTTCATAGCACGTAAGAAATTGAATGACCTTCGCAAATACACTTCACAATCTGTACGGGAGTGCTTCACACACTGGGGACTAAAGGAATCATATTATAAATTCAATGCTCAGGATAATTTCTATACGTTGTATAACAACAGCAAGGTCTATTTCATAGAGGCTGATTATATGCCTAGCGATCCAGATTTTCAGAGATTTGGATCTATGCAACACACTCAAGGTTGGATAGAAGAGGCAGGTGAACTTACTGAGGATGCAAAAAATAACTTGTCCGCAACAGTAGGCAGGTGGAAGAATCATGAATATGGAATAGAAGGGAAAGTTTTACAAACGTGTAATCCATCAAAGAATTATCTCTATAAGGAATATTACAAGAAACATAAGGATGGAACTTTAGAGCCTTGGAAGCGATTCATACAGGCTTTGCCAACCGACAATAAACAGATCGGGCAAGAGTACCTGGATCATCTTAACCGGATATTTTCAAAGAATCAACGCGAACGTCTACTTAATGGGAATTGGGAATATGATGATGATCCAAAGATCATGTGCGGCTATGAGAACATAATAAATATATTTACCAACCAATTTGTAAAGCACGGTACTAAATACATTTCTGTAGATATAGCGCGCTTTGGATCAGACAGCACTATCATACGAATATGGTCAGGCTGGCGTGTAATTAAACGTGTGCAGCTTGACAAAAAAATGACTAATGAAGTTGCTGATGAAGTGAGGAGATTGGCCACTGCTAATATGATACCCATGTCAAATGTAGTGGTTGATGAAGATGGTGTAGGCGGCGGAGTTGTTGACTTACTGCCGGGGTGTATTGGATTTGTGGCCAACTCTTCTCCACTTAACAAGGAAAACTTTGCTAACCTTAAATCGCAATGTGCCTTTAAACTTGCCGAAAAGGTGAATAGTAACGAGATTTATGAGGCGGCTGAACCAAAAGTGCAGGAAATGTTAATCGAACAGCTAGAGCAGCTTAAGAAAGTAACCGATGATCCAGAAGTCAAGAAAAGCATAGTTAGTAAAGATGAAATAAAGAACAACATAAAATATAGCCCTGATGACATGGATACTTACATCATGCGAGCTATATTTGACATACGTAAGTCAGCGTCAGGGCCTCAAAAAATAACCGTGCATCGATGAAAGTAACTTTCCAAACAAATCGTACCCATTTCGTTCGAACTATACCCACTAGGTGGGAAGAGGTAACCTTCAAACAATATATCGATATTCAAAACGCAGGAGACGACTATGTAAAGTTACTCTCCGTGTTCACAGGTATGGATCATGACATTATACGAAAGTCAAGCGTGGCCAGTATAGATGTGGTACTTAGTGCATTGAGTTTCATATATACTCCTATGCCTATGGAGTTACCTGAAAAGATCATGGGTTATCAGGTGCCTAAAGATTTAGGTTTTAAGACTGTTGCACAGTTTCAGGATATACGGGATGACTTACGGGTTAAACGTACTCCAGAGGAGCAGATATTGAGATACCCGGTATACTGCGCCACATATGCCTTGGAAGAATACGATTGGCGAAAGGCAGAAAGTATGCAGAATGAATTTATGTTAGCCCCTGCCCCGGAGGTGCTAGCGGTTGGAAATTTTATATTGCGGAAGTTGGTAGGCTTACGGATCGGAAAAACGCTCAACTTCCCAAAACGGAGTACACGACTGCAGAGATTGAAGCTGGTTTTAAAAGGATGGCTGATACGTTTGGATTTTATGGGACGCTTATATCAGTTGAAAAGGAAAGTGGGTATAAGCGGGATGAAATTTTAAAGTGGTCGGTATATGAATTTGATTATTATACTATCTATCTTGCACATCATGCCAAGGCAGTAAAGAAATATCAGGAAATAGTTTCAAAACCAAAACCCGTAAAACATGGAAGGACTTAATTGGAACATGGAGTATGTTGAGAGAATTGCCAAAGTATGCCACGAGGCTAACAAAGCTTATTGTGAAACTATAGGCGATAGTTCTCAGAAACATTGGGATGATGCTGAACAGTGGCAACGTGATTCGAGTATACGCGGTGTACTGTTCACTTTAAACAATCATGACACAACCGCTGAGGATCAGCATAACGCTTGGATGTCTGACAAAGTAAAAGACGGCTGGGTATATGGGGAGGTAAAGGACACTGAAAAGAAAACACATCCATGCATGGTACCATATCTGGATTTACCCGTGGATCAACGGAAAAAGGATCATCTGTTTAGAAACATCATTAAGGCTATTGGGTAATGGAGCGCTCAGTAGTACGCGAATTCATAAAGTCAGGAGTTGATTACTTGAATCAATCTATCCCTTTCAATTCGGGAAGGTTAACGGAGTTCAATTCGAATAGGTCGAACGAATATCCGTTTGTATGGCTAGAAACGCTTACGCATAAGGAAGATATAACAGTGTCGGGGGGAGCTAACACAGAGGATTGGGCTATTATTTTACGTATAGTTTTTAAGGATTCTATCGACTCATCCCCGGAGCAGTATGAAGTATTAATCGACCAGGCGGATGAGCTTGCGCGGAGGCTGAAGAAAATATTTGATAGTAAGCTGCAGTCCTCGAAACTGGTTACTCTCATTAGCCTTTCCTACACTCCTGTGATCAAAGTTCATGCAGATTGTGTAACAGGAGTAGATTTATCATTTACTCTTCAAACTTATGATAATTCAAAATTATGCTAATAAAAATTAGTAATCAGTTTCGAGGACTGCAACTTACTATCAAATATTTTCTTCAGCTTTCTTGCAAGTTCATCCGCCTGGTCAATCAAATCTTCGTACTGCTATACGTTGGTTATATCGATTAGATAAGTAAAAAAATGATAAAGGATGTATTGGATCGCTTTGGACGCTTGGGAGTCTCGGCACTGAGGGAAAGCCTGTCAGGAGTTCGTGCTACCGGGGAAACCGAGCGATCCATACATTACACTATACAAACAAAGCAGGATATCATATCTCTGGTATATTATGGCCGTAATTACTTTAAAGCACTAGAAACAGGGCGTGGACACGCTAAACAATCAGGAGATTCTGGAGATGGTAATTTCAAAGAACGCATCTATCGATGGATGATTGCCCGGGGAATAGGTTCTGACCTGCCCGAAAAGAAGCGCAAGCAGTTAGCAGCATTTTTCGTATATAAGATCAACAAAGAGGGGGACAGCATTTATAAACATGGAGGTCGTGTTAATTATTCACCGGTTATTAATAAATTGGTAGCAGAAATAAAAGAGGCTGTCAAGAACGATTATATACATTCAGCTATAACAAGGATACATCATGTCGCTAACCCTTTTAACCATACCACAACAACCTATAACAAATAACAAGTGGTCAGCGGTGCACATGCCCGTTATTTATGAGTTACAAACAGACTTGAGTCCAAACACAGCTGGCCCTGGATCTGGCGTATCATCATACAATAGCAATAATGGGTATCTGCGTGTAGACTTGGCCAGTATTGGTACAGTCAGCGAATTGGAGTTTATAAAGATAGTTGCACCTAATGCACCGGAATATGAAGGTGTGCACCAAGTAATTCAAAAGGAATCGGGCGATGTGTATACGTTAGATATACCTTACACTTCTGGAACAATTAACTGGTCAGGTTCAGATTTCAGGAAGTTCTTTTCTAATTATTATATGAATGTTCGGGTGTACGCCGGATTAGTATCCAGTCATCCATTGACCGGTGATAAACCTATTGAATTGGCTGCTGAATTAAGATTAATACCCGATAGCACAGGCATATCGAAGTTCTCAATTCACGAAATATTAAAATCATATGTTGAAACAAAAAATATAACAGGTGATAGAAACAATATTGAATTTCTAGTCCAATTCTATATATCATACTCCGAAAGTTACGATGTGTCAAATGGATATTCTCTTACCAGCTTCACCACCGGATATACCACAGACACGTTTCAGGGTAATGCTGTAAATGCCCGATTGAGATTCAAGAACACACAAGGAACATTTTTAACAGATTATATGAACAACAAATTTCTTACGCTTTTTGCGATACCCGTGCTTTTTGCATGCAGCGAAGAATCGCCAAACTGTTATCAGGATATATCCTTCATAACAGAAAAGTCCTATGCCAATATGAAGTTGAAAGAGGAGTATTACTCGCAAGGAGTAAAGTTACTCACTACAACAAAGGATATTGCCAATCAGGGTTCTGGGGTATATCGAGTATCCTTGACTGATACTGAATGCTCTTATGATCGTGTGGATGCATCGGTTGTTGTGGATGGAGATATTGATCAGGATAGCTGGATTAACTCCGGGTCAGGGACATCATGGACTCCATCGATTTATGGACTACCAACAGTCAGCCTTGCCGTGTTTTTAGGCTCACCATCCCCCAGCAAATTTGCATTATGGCCAGTATTTGTTCCTGCGGGTCAGACAGCGGATATTACTATTCAGTTCAATCAGAATGTTCCATTGGGATCTCTTGGAGGAAGTCCAACGGTGTCCGGATTAATAGCACTTTTTGATGCCTCAGGCACTCAAATGCCTGAGAGTAACATGACTATAAATAACGATCCAAATGGCGTCCACACATATCACTATACACGTAGTGCTGATAACGATGCTTACTTTATAGGTATACGCTGTACGTTGGATTACCCCGGAACTCAGGAGGGCACAGGAAGTTTTACAATATTAAGTATCGCATCAGCTATGTCGGATATACCTTTAACTGAGGTTAAGACGTTTGACATACAATGTGGGTGCTCAAATCAGGAAATGCGATTGACCTGGTTAAACAATCTTGGAGGATTCGACTACTGGAATTTCACAGCACAGAAAACATTCGGTGTAGATATAATGCGCACTGAGGAAGTGCAGTTAAATAAGCTACTGATAGACTGGTCAGGAGGTGACACCATGCGAAAAGAGGTACGAAGAGATTCCCGTGAGTATGTAACCGTGCGATCTCAATATCTGACTATTGATCAATTGCAGGCACTAATGTATATCAGGTCTTCCATACTAGTTCAAGAAATTAAAAGCGTCAGTGACAAACGAACAGTGATCGTAGATAATGATTCATTCGATGCTTATTCAGATGGAGATAAATTGTACTCTCTGCAATTTCGTATTTCTTATACTGACGATATACCCACACAGAATGTATGATAAAAATTGGTGATGAGTACCTTGAGTTTGACGAGCCTGTAGATGTTGTACGGAAGGTAAAGCTATTCGAAGCTATAGGGGAGATTCAGGGTGACTTTAGTTATCAATCGGGCATGCCGGACACCACACACAATAGACGGCTTCTGAAACTTTATAGTATAAGTCAAGGCGATAAGATAATATACTCCAAGATACCGTCTATAATTGAGGGGGAGGATGGTGTACCTATGCACGTTGGATATATTTTTGTTGAGAGTATCAAGAAAGGTACAATATATTTTTCATTCTTTTCTGGAAACTCCAACTGGTACGAATTACTGAACACGCCGATTAGAAAATTAGATTGGTCGGCATACGATGAGCTGATTACATCTGAGCATATCACGGAGCATTTTGATTCTACAGAAGGCCTAATATATCCTATAATAAATAATGGCGCGCTAGGAAAACGTAAGTTTACATCATTGGTTGAAGACGATTTTAGACCTTTCCTATACGTGCATACCATATTCAAGGATATGTTTGATCAGAAGGGCTTCAAACTAACGGGATCTATTTTGCGTGATGACGTATTTAACCACTTGATCACGGCTCACGCAGAAGATTCTTTAAGTGATACAGATTCAGAACAATTCAGATCTGTGGTTTTCAAGAATGCTGGAGATGTTTATGGGGATAACACTGCAGAGGTATTAACATTTGATGATACATCACAGGCTGGCCCATACTGGGCCAGCAACTCGTATACCGCTCCGGTGCGTATGAATGTTAATGCAAAGCTGACATTCAAATACCAGTTGTTCGGTGGTGAGTGTACATTCAATATAAATCTTCGCCGTAATGGGTTCACCGTGGCAAAGTTCCCGGCATACTATAATAACGCACAATGGGGTGGCAATCCTTTCGGTATAAAGGATGGCACACTTGAATTTGTGTTGACCTTAGAAGCTGGGGATATCATGGATTATGAGGTTACTGTGGATGCTACTTTAGGATCAGCAACTATATACAACAATTCCACAACACTAATCATAAGAGCTGTAAAAGTATTTAAGGTATATACATTCTCATTACTGCCTGACAAGACGTGTTCGGAGTTCATGGTAAGTATACTGGCCATGCTGAATGCATTGGTTACATATGATGAGTTTTCCAGAACAATAAACATAGATTTATTTAAAGATATTCATTCAGTGGATCCATTGGATATATCAGAGCATATTGATGAGGATACTATTGAAGAGGTGTATACATCACTTGGGTTAGGGAATAGGAATACATTTGTATTCAGTGGTACAAATAATGCCTCTACTATAACGCTAAGTGTAGATTCAGATGAAGAGGAAAAAGAAGACATAGAGCAGTACAACAACTCTAATACACTTGGATATGGTGATGGAGAAATAGACGCGGATAAGCCTATATTTAAAGACGTTGAAATACTTTCAGTGCCTTTTGCGCCAGTACCGGAGGATACCGGTAATCCTTTTAATGTGTCGCTGGCTAAGACTGGATTTGTTCAAATTGAACTTATAGGCGATGAGATAGATATAACTAGCGTTAGCAATGATAGTGGCACAGCTAGATTTAACATTAATAATACTGATGGCGTAGTGCAGGAGAATTTTCTAGTTAGAATATCCAAGTCAACTATACCCAACTATAATGGCGATTGGGTAGTACAATCTCATACAACAACATATTTCACAGTTCGAGGGGTTGACTTTATAGCCGGTACGGCAGGCAAAGTACAAGTGATTCGCATAAATACGAAGAAGAGCGACCAGATGGTGTTATTCGCCGTACCTTCAGTATCCATTGATAAATTTACACGTTCAACTTCATGGTATCTTATAAATACCGAAATGACCCAAGGGGCTACTGCGTACTTTAATATGCCTCATCAGGGATTGGATATTGACCGGTATAAATTTGCGGTGTCTTTTGGTAATATAAATTTACCAGATCACCGACAAATTAGTTTATTGGATAGGTATTGGGTGGACTTAAAGAATGTAGCTTTTGATCCAATTATAATTCGATTGAATGCCTATCTGCCTTTATCTGAGTATCGTAAAATTGATTTCAAGAGATTTGTGTACATTAAGACTTCAAAGTTTACAGGTATATTCTACTGTAACAAGATAACGGGTTATAACTATTCAATTCTTGAGCTTATAAAAGTAAGATAAAAAAATGGCTACTGAAAAAGAAGAGATTATTCTTGAGGTTAAGGTAGATCAGGCGCAGGCTGAGAAAGATTTATTGAAGGTTGAGAGGGCAATACTGGCTAATAAGGATGCCCTTAATGACCTTTCAAAAGCGTATAAGTCGGGTACTATAACACAAGATGAATTCATAGAGGAGAGTATACGACTTCAGGCAAATCAAAAGAAGGAGCAGGATCAAAAAAGACAGTTACTTAAACTCATTGAAACTGAAAGCAATTCGCGGAATGCGCTAAAACTTCGTGTATCGCAGCTTACTCAGGAATATGATAATCTTAATCGAAAGACTGTTGAGGGAGCACGGCGGGCGGATGAGTTGGAGAAAGAATTGAAGAGTCTAAATTCAGAGATTACTCATACATCTAAGTCTGCCGGATTATTCAAGGATCAAATTGGTAATTATCCGGAAGCATTTGGCGATGCTGTAAAGAGTATAAACGTGTATGGGGTATCTGTCGGGGATCTGGCTAGTCGCCTGACCTCTTTGATAAATCCAGTAACTGCTTCTGTGGCTGCGATTGGGTTATTAACTACTGCATACGCAAACAGCGCCGCAGGTGCAGATACATTACGCAGATCTCAGAATAGCTTACAGGCAGGTCTGGCGGTGGCAACAAATGACGTAGGAAATTCGTCAGGAGGAAATTTTTTCTCCCGCCAGCTTAGAAAATTAGACCCCGGTGTTGCGGTTGCTAACCTGACAAATGCTACTAGGGCGCAAGCTGAGGCTGCAAAAGCGAGAACGAAAGAGGCTGCTTTTGAGCTTAATTACCAGTATTTTTTGACAAAGGAGCTGCAAAAACAAATAGGTCTAAACAAGGATAGAGAACGCGAGGCGGAGAACTTCAGAAGGATACGGGATGACAGTGACCGATCTTATGAAGAAAGACTTGATGCGATACAAGGCGTTCAGAAAAGTCTGGCAGGTATAGACACAGAGACAGTGTACCTACTGCAGGAGAAGATAAAAAGCATACGTAGTTACGCTGAATTGACCGGTCAAATTCGAAACAACGAGATTACTGACCCTGAATTGAATCTCCAAGTTATAGATCTTAAAAACGAAATAGCTGATAAGCAAGAGGAGATAAATGGTAAGCTAACGGAGAATGTTGCCGCAGAGCGGGCTATAAAAGAAGAAATTCAAAAAGCAGCTCAGGAAGCAGAAAACTTCAGAGAGGAGCTAAATAAAATTGCAAAGTATTCTCCACCCGCTGTTATTCAAAAGCAGTTAACTGATGAGGAGATTATAGCGCAGGCTTCGGGGGAAACAAAAAAATCTACTAAGGCAGAACCTCTGGCTGCACCAACATCCGAGGAGCTTGATCTTCTTTCCGATCAATATGCCAAAGCTTTAGAAGCGTCTGACGAGTATTACGTGCAGCGCATGCAACGTGATGCGGAATATAGAAAGTGGTGGGATGAGTACCAGGCTGCTTTAACAGCCTCGCAAAAAGAGGAGGAAAAGAACAGGTATGAGAGCTTCTCATCATTCTTTAGCGCCCTCAGTGGGCTATTTGGTGAGGCTACAGCGCAGCGAAAAGTATTTGCCCTAGCATCTATCGGTATAGATACTGCAGAGGCTATAAGCGCTCTGGTGGCTTCGTCCGAGGAAAATCCGACCAATGCAGTTACTTTCGGTGCCGCAGGTATCGCTCAATATATAGCTGGTCTTGCTCGTATTTTATCCAACATTGCAGCGGCTAAACAATATCTAAATTTTTGGGATGGTGGTTATACTGGGCCAGGGGGCAAATATGAATTTGCAGGATATGTTCACAAGGGCGAGTATGTAGCTCCTCAACATGTGATGAATCGACCTGAGGCAGGTCCGCACATTGCAGCGCTTGAAAATATGCGTCTTAAAGGCTATGCAGATGGTGGACTGGTCACATCCACGGCAACCTCAGAGGTTAATACCCAATTAATGACTATGAACGCAATTAAGAATATGCCTCAACCAGTATTGGTCCTTGAGGAGTTTAATAGAGCTAATAATAGGTTATTGATAAAGGAAAACAACAGCGCCCTAAAGAAATGAGCCTTCTAAAATTTAGTCGCAATTTTTGGGAAACAGCAGTTAAGTATAAGGGGTCAAAACCTGAAGTACTGCGGGATTATGATATACTTCAAGATCGCGCGAAAGGTAAAACGCTTACTCAATGTGCCATTAAACACAATGTTACCCGTAAGACGGTTGCAGAGATACAAAAGAAATACCGATAAAATAAAATACCGGTAACTCATAGGTACACCACTCGTTAAATTGTAATATTACAATATAGAAATTAGGGCCTACATGAAGGAAGGTCATATCTATATTGATGATGTAATACAACCCAATCAACATTTATTGGTCAAGCAACAGGTAGCTAAACTTGGTGCTATTGACAAAGTAGTAGTACATATACAATCTCCAGGCGGATCAGTCTATGGAGGATATAACACATATCATGTTTTAAAATCCCTTGGTGTACCGATCAAGACCATCGTAGAAGGCGAAGCGCAAAGTATGGCTTCGTTCCTCGCTATTGCAGGCGATGAAGTAGAGATTCGTAACCCATCTGTGTTCATGATTCACATGCCATCGTTAGAAATGGCCGGCGATTCTGATGATCTGACCAGTGGTGCCAACGAACTTCGAAATATTGAAGAGTTCATGATTGATGCGTATGCAAATAAATCAAAGAAAACTCCAGAAGAGATCAGGGATATGATGAAAAAAACCACCGTGCTTAATGCTACGCAGGCGGTGGAAGAGGGATTTGCCGATAAAGTAACTACTCCCCTTAAAGCTGTAGCGATTGGAAAAAAAACAACTATGAAACTCACAAAAGAAATTACCGATCTATTTGATCGAGTTGCTTCTATGTTCTCTGAAGCTGGCAGAAAATTTGGCCCTAAAGCTATGGAACTTGAGACTCAGGTAGGTGGCGTAGATGCTATCATCATTGTTGAGTCTGAAGATGGCAACCTAATTGGTAAACCTGCTCGTATTGGCGATGCTCCTGCTCCGGATGGTGAGTATCCTCTGGAAGATGGAAGTATACTGGTTATCGCCGGTGGAGTAGTTAAAGAGGTTAAACAGGCTGCGGCAGCTCCTGCTGAAACTCCCGAACAGGTTGAAATCAGAGCGCTTAAATCACAACTGGAAGCTCTGACAACAAAAGCTACAGCAGATGCTGAAAGGGCTACAACTGCAGAAGCAGCATTGAAGGAACAAGCGATCATGCTTAGTAACCTCAATAAAGAATTTGAAAACCTCCGTAAGGCCACGATGGGGTCAACCAAAGCGCCTCCTAAGGGCAAGTTGGATACTCCCAATATTGAAAGACAGCCTACGGCAAAGGATACCTTCAACAAGGAAGCACAGTCGGAACTTTTGGAAATGCCTGGAATGGCATGGATGAAACAATTCGTAAAAGAAAACTAAGAAAAAAATCATGGCAGGAGCCTTAACCACCAATTTCAATTATACCTATGATGGTATATTGACCACAGAAATATACTTCAAGCCAGTTCTGGATGTACTCTCAATGTCCGATCTGGCTATCATTGACCCAGGTATTAGCTTTAAAAAGCAGTACAATGTAGTGGGTACACTGAGTAAGATTTTGAAACCTTATGCGGGTTGCGATCGCAACTTTACAGATGGTATTCCGATCAGCAACGTAACCCTTCAAACTTCTGAGTTCGAAGTAAACATGCGTTTCTGTAAGGATGATTTCACCAATCAGCTTTCCAATCAGTATAATGTACTGGCTCAGGAGTGGTTGAAAACAGGTGTGCGTTCATTTGATATCGGAGGTACTCCGGTAGCAGGTGTGATTAACCAGATCATTGAATATGCTCTTCGCAGAGACGTGTTCCGAAGAATTATGTTCGCAGATGTGGATAGTGGTTCTGCAGACTGGAATACTATCAATGGTATGATCACCAGATTGATCGATTCATCCGGTACAGCCTCCACGTATTGTGTGAGACGCGCTTATAGCCCACTCGGAACAGGAACGCTCGCTGCCGGTGCTGGCCTCGCAATTCTGCAGGCATTGTATGATTCAGCACCCAACTTGCTGAAGTCACAACCGGGCAAGTATTTTGCGGTGACTGGTTCGATATACGACAGCTATGTGAAGTCTCTTCAGGGTACAGGAAACGTGACCGAGCAGGCCTTTATAAATCTGCAAAACGGTATGAAGGTAGTTACCTTCAATGGTATCCCTGTGATACCGGTACGTGTGTGGGATGAAGAACTATCAGATTCGACCAATCCATTATATTCTACTACTCGTCATTTTGGTATGTTAACCGTTAAGGAAAATCATATCATAGGTGTAGAAAACGGCCCCGATCTGAACAACATTGAAGGCTGGTATGATCGCGAAACCCGCAGATATAAATTTGAGGGGGACATGAAATTTGGTTATCAGTACCTACACTGTGATCTCACCGTAATCGCTTATTAACTTATGGCTATAGAAACGTGTAAAGCAACATCTGGCATCACCAACACCTGTGAAGATTTACTTCGCGTTGGTGGTGCAGATCAAACTTTTTGGGTAGGTTACCTTTCGGAACTTACTACGCGTTTCCCTATATCTCAGAGTGCGGATGTATCCAGCTTACCTTTGAGTATATATAAGGGGTTGCGCAGGTTTGACGGCCAGAAATTTTCGCATTCATTTGGTTCTGAATTGGTTGTTGCACAAGGTGGTAACAAATCCTACAAGCATACCTTTGTAGGAAAGTTGCTCGCTAATAGCACAGCCGATGATGTGGTACTTCAAGACCTGGCACTGGGCACGGATATATTTATCATTGCTCAGGACAACAATGAAGGATTTTTTATTCTGGGAGCTTCTAAGGGGCTACAAGCTGAATCAGATACTCAGAACACGGGTAATACTGGTGACGCTGACGCATCTAACACGATTACATTATCTGGATCAGAGCGGACGAAACCATTGCGTTTTCGGGTTAACCAGAGTGCCACCAGCTACCAGGATACTTTAAATTACATACAGGCGCGGGAAATTTAAAAATTTCTTCGTAGCATTGCACTACCCGTGCATCTTTTTGTAGAGTTTGATTAGGTAAAAAAAGACCTCCTTTGAGGCTGAAGGGACGCACGGGTTCCGGATGCTTTTGAGGGGGTCTTTTATATTTTACGATTATGGTCGGAAGTATTCAGGAAATGAATCGACAGGAGCTTTATAAAGCCCTACAGGAGTCGGGATTATTTCATCGTATAGATAAGCACCCCTTATGGGTGCGCGCGTTCGAAGCCTATAACCTGGAGCATCCGGAAGGACAGCTTACTGATTTTGGTTGCGGTAGATGTTTTTCAAAGGTAAAGGAATGGCTGGCAAAGTAGAACTATACCAGATTTTTTACAACTGGCAAGAGCAACGTGGGGAGTTATATGACTTCGCTACGCCTGTATTCAATACCCAGCTTACACACTACTTTGAAAATACAGTTATAGCTAGCCTGATACCTACGGTACATAGTGATTATGTTGGTGTATGTTCATGGCGATTGAAAGCTAAACGTGGGGATGCTTATCGGTTAATTGATAAGACCCTTACACGCGAAAAATTGGAGTCTGCGAACGCTGATATTATTATACTTACACCGCGCGGGCCTTCGCATAAGCCAATGCAAATGGCTTCACAATGGCATGGTAAAGCCTGGGATAACGCTATATCAGACTTGCGTAAGCACATTCATATACCACACGAATTAAAGCATGCTATATATGAGAACCATTTCGTGGCTCAAACGGAGATTTATAAGAGGTATGTGTACGATTGTCTTATACCTGTTATGGAGTATATGCGGGATAAAGATGTTTACTTTGTGGATTCTGGCTATGCTTCCAAAAAGTCCGATCAGGAAATAGATATTATCAAAAAAGTATTGGGCCGCGATGATTGGCCGATAGCTCCTTTTGTTTTGGAACGCCTGTTTTCAATATATATAAATGATCTTAATTTAAAGGTTATTCCACTATGACCATTACCTTACTACACCCATCTCGCAATCGACCTGAAAAATCTTTAGCTACGGTAACTAACTGGCTTAATAAATCCACTGGAACTGTAGATATAGAAGTTATATTGAGCATTGACAGCACAGATACATACGTGCAACAATATATAAATAACTATAATGTTCTGAGTAGTGACACTTATTGGGCTAAAATGCAATTGGAAATGCATCATAACGATTCTGTGGTTGAGGCTACCAATTGGGCCGCTAAATCCTCTAAAGGGGATATACTTATATATCTCTCGGATGATTTTGATTGTCCCCAGGCATGGGATGTATTGGTGTTAAATGAATTTGATAATGGGGAGCTGCCACGACTCGTCAAAGTAGACGACTGTTTACAGGAGTTTCACGTACCCGTACTAACCATACCCATTATGAACCGATCCATATATGAAAAGCTTGGTTACTTTTGGCACCCTGAATACAAATCCATGTTTGTTGATGAAGATTTATACTGGACATGCGCGAATAACGGTTGGATACGACTAGCACCGTACCTACAGTTTCCACACCTCCATCACTCAATTGGTAAATGTGAAAATGATGATACGTATACGCGATCAGCGGCTAACTGGGATCATGGAAAAGCAGTGTTCAACAGACGCAAAAGAGAAAACTTTCCTTTATGAAACTTGCTATACTTATACCTACTCTACCCGAACGTAAAAAGGTTTTCGATAGGCTGTATTACCTTCTCACCGAGCAGTGTCTTAATACTGAAGGATCGATAGGAATAATATACAACGACAATGGGAGAGAAGTGCCAACAGGAACCAAGCGTAACGCATTGATCCGGGATGCTCGCCTAATGGACGCAGAATATATTTGCATGGTGGATGATGATGATATGGTTACCCCTGATTATATACAAAGCATTATGCACGGAGTTAATCAGGGTGTGGATGTGGTTACCTTCAATGGGTATATGACTACAAACGGATCACACCGTGTTGACTTTGAGATACGTTTGGGTGAGGCCTATGAAGAGCGTAACGGAAAGTATTACCGATATCCTAATCACCTTTGCGCGTTTAAGCGTACCTTAGTGGAGCATGTACCATTCGAACCTATATACATGGGGGAAGATTTTAAGTGGGCTACACAAATACGTGATAGGGGCTTATTAAAAAATTCCTACCATATTGACAAACAAATATATCATTACGACTACAGGACTAAATAAAAATATGGGATACACAGGACATACAATAGTACACATCAGTAAACTACTGAATACTAAAGGTGTGGATATTACTTCGGTGTGTGATCTGGGCGCACAAAATAACTATGCACAACCTAAACTACCCGCGCCATACATGTCTGAATGGTACGCTAAACTCGAAAATATAGTAGAATATATGTGCATCGATTTGAATGGTGAGAACGGTGCCAAAACTTGGGATCTTTCAGAACCATTGAAGACCACAAAGAAATTTGATTTAGTGGTGGATGCCGGTACAAGTGAACACGTAAAAGATTATTACCAGTGTATGGCCAACATAGACAAACTTGCGAAAGTTGGCGGGTATATATTCCGTGAGAATCCCAAGACTGGAAACTGGCCACAACATGGTTTACATTATGTAAACACTGAGTTTTATACCGAGCTTGCTAAATCTGCCGGTTATGAACTGCTTTACCTGGATGAAAATGCAGCGATGGGTAATACTATAAATGGCTGGAATATAACGGCTATTATGCGTAAGACCAGAAATACATTTATTGACCGTGAACAATTACCTACTGTATACAATGTATAGTCAAAACGAAGAGGAGCGCGTAATACGCGAGTACTTTGGACAGAGTAAACATACTTTCGTGTCTATTGGAGAAAATGACGGCACCACATTTTCAAATATACGGGCACTTGCGGAAAGTGGGTGGATTGGTATATGTATAGAACCAGCGCCTATAGCCTTTGAAAAACTTGAAAAGGTATACGAGAATAACCCGCATGTAGGATGCTATAATATGGCCATAGCAAATCATAACGGTAAAGTTATACTAGAAGACAGTGGTAGCCTTATACATAAAGGGGATACTTCTTTAGTAAGTACTATAGTGCCTGAAGAAAAACAGCGGTTTGATAAAGTGGTATCCTACAATTCCATAGAAGTACCTTGTAAAACTTGGGCGAAATTTATGTACGACCATGTGCGTGATACCCGCTTTCAAGTCATATCTATAGATGCGGAAGGCATGGATTACGATATACTTTTACAAATGGATGCCTATGGCACTCTTAATTATGCGCATCTGGTATGTATAGAGTGGAATGGGGATAATAATTTAAAAAGTAGGTATGATGATATTATGTTAAATCATACCATACGACCTTTTCAACTCATACACTTGAACGGAGAAAATATAATCTACGCACGATGAGAGCATGTATAGTATCCTTCGCAGACGGTACAGGTATGTATCAACTGCGTATGAAGCGTTTGGAGCAATCCCTGATTGGTAACTTCGATGGGGATTTCTTAGGATTTACAAGTTATGAGGAAATTGATTGCGAACCACACTCAGAAATTCCATATAAGTTTAAACCTGCTGCGATATCCAAAGCACGTGACTTAGGTTATGATATTGTGATTTGGTGTGATAGTCCGGTATACGCCAAGCAATCTGTGAATCCCTTTGTAAAGTACCTCAAGAATAACCATTATGCTTTCTTTGATAATATTGGTTATTCAGTTGGTGATTATACGAACGACAAAACTTTGAAACACTTTGATGTATCACGCGAACAGGCATTTCATATACCTATGATCATGGCATGCTGCATGGGATTCAATTTTATGCATCCATTGATTAACAAGGTGTTTGATCAATATCGTGATCTTGCCAATGACTTGTACCCCGGAGAGTGGAATAATGATGATCTTACCGAAAGTTCTGATATGCGCTGCAAGGGGCACCGCCATGACCAAAGTGTTATGAGTTTGGTGATAAAAGGTAAGTGTGATATACTTCGCGGGCAATCTACATTCTTTGCCTACGAGGATCATCGTAAGGTTATGGATATATCAAGTACGGTATCATTATTTTCACAAGGATGAAAGTAGCAGCAATATATAATGTATGGATAGATACCGATGGTATTATGCAATTATCTATAAATCGTATACAAGATTATGTAGATGTAGTATTTGTAGTATATTCTGAATACTCAAACTATGGAGAGCATGTATACACTATAGTATCAGGTTCTGACAAAATACATTTTTTGCCGTTTGAACCTCAGCAGGGCATATCTGCATCCGATAATGAAAGAGCTAAACGTAACCATGGGCTAAAGATAGCCCGTGAAGCTGGTTATACTCACATCATAACTATGGACGGTGATGAGTTCTATACCCCTGAAGATATATCCAAGGCCAAAGACATTATGCGCGCCGATCCTTCTTTAAATGGTATCGTGGTTAAATCGCAGGTATATTTTAAAAGCCCTGACTTAACCATTGGTGAAGACGTGACTTTGGTCCCATTCATTCACAAGATCACGCCAACTTTACAGTACCAGATGAATCGTAACTACCCTTATGCATGGATAGATGGTCATATTCGTATTGATCCTACCAGGCAGTTCAACATAAAATCCGGGGTAGCCTTTGATCGTAATATTACGATGCACCATTACTCCTATGTTCGTAAGGACCTTGAAATAAAAATCCGTAATTCATCCGCGCGGGGTAACCTTGAAATATCCACAATCCGAGAAGACTGGGCCAATGCGGAAGAGGGATATTTTTGTAAGTTCTACGGTAAAACACTAACTAAATGCGAAAACTTATTCGATCTACCGCTAAACTGGTAACTGGTTTATACTTATGGGCACGTGGTGAGAGCACTGCCATCGCCCGTGCCCGCATGCGCACTTGCAAATCGTGCCTGTATCGAAATGGATTACGATGTGGTGAGTGCGGGTGCCTGCTGATTTCTAAAACAAGGCTGTCAGATGAGGCATGCCCATTTAACAAATGGTAACACATTGTTACACCTATTTCTACATCAGTAGGCAAAATCTTAATACCTTAGGGTGTGAGAAAGCCAAAGAATAAGCCCTCCAGTAGATCAGTTTCCCCTTCCCCAAAAGTGTATGGTGGCCCCGTTGCCTTGAAGCGAGAACAGACCAGTAATGCTCAAAAGAATTTTGCTGAAGGTACTATCATTTATGGTGAGGATGATAACCTACCCTTACGTATTGCTCAAGCTGTTGAGAACAGCCCTGCAGGCTCATCCTGTGTTGATCGCTGGGGTAAGTTCATCAAAGGTGCCGGCTTCTCCAATCCCGAACTCGAAAAAGTATTAATCGATGATAAGGGCACAACACTTTGGGCGCACCACTGTTCCTTAGCGGAAAGCCTGGCGATCTTCTGGGGATTTGCCGTTAACTTTAAGTATAATGGGGAGATTATACCTCGCATTACTTGTGCACACCCTATGGGGTTCGAATCTGTGCGCTTTGTGAAGCCCGATAACGACCTGGACGATGACATAAAGCAAGTCATCTATAACCCGTATATAGGCACTACATTATATCAGCATAAATACAGTACACGGTATAATTTATTTGATCTGGACAGCGTACGATACGAACAGAGTGCCTATGAAGAGTACCCAGGGCAAGTATATTATTTCGGTAAGACTTCACCTATACATAGATTCTATCCAGTACCGCGATACTGGTCGGCCAAACATCATTTGGAGGTAGACCATTTGATTCAAGAGTTTAATGCCAACGAATTAAAAAATGGATTTTTTCAGTCTGTTTTGATTAACGTTATCGGTGACCCGAATGAATGGTCGATGAACCCAGATACTACCAAAAAAGTTATCAGGGAGGACGGATCAGTGGAATATGAACCAACCATAACCAAAGGGCAGGAATTCGATGAGCAGATGAGCACATCTTTCTCAGGATCGCGCAAATCAGGCACTGCTATGGTGCTGTGGTCATTGAATGCTGACTCAACAGTTAAGGTAACAGCGTTTCCATCTGCCATCAATGCAGACAGATTGATCGCAGTACAGGATATTACTACAAAGGAAATCACTATCGCTTTTCAAACTCCATCGATATTGGCTAATATCAGCGAAGGTGTATCTCTAGGTTCAGGCGGTTCTGAAATTCAAAAGGCCGTAGAGCTTATGCAATCGAATACCTTAGAATTCAGAAAAATACTAGAAGACTACTACAACACCGTTCTATTGCCTAACCTGGTAAATCCAGTGCTGGAAAAAGTAGAGATTGTTAACTATACTCCAGTGAGTGTACCAGTAGAGATAAACAAGGACGTTTGGGAATTTTTAAATGACGATGAAAAGGTCGCGTTTATTAAGAAGAACTTCCCAAGCATTGAGATTATACGACCTGCTTTACCCAGCACTATAACAACTCCACAACCGACAGAGGTAAATACAATACTATCGAATCTAACCGGAAGACAACTGGAAGGCATTCAACGAATAGTGCGCAAGTTCAATAAGGAGCAACTTACCTTTGAACAGGCAAGTGATATGTTGAAAACAGGTTTTGGTTTTACCGATGATCAGGTCAATACATGGTTAATAACCCCAGATGAAGCATGATAGATTTGATACCTATAGCATACTTGAATGAGGCTTGCTTCCTGTCCTTAAACACGGATGATAAAAAATATCGTATGTGCTTAAAGATGTCGCAGGATGATATTAAAGTATTGCTGGGGACAGCATTCTATGAGGAGATAGAGACTCAATATACTGACGATAATCTTACCGAGGCTAACCAAAAAGTATATGATACTTTGAAAGATGTACTTGCCTGGAAAACATATTTCAATTATTTGAAGTTCGCCAATGTAGATTCTACACCTACTGGTATGCGCATATTTAGCGAAGAGAATAGCAGCTTGGCGAGTGATGTGCAGATGTACTCTTTGGAAAAGAATGTACGCGCACGTGCGGAACAATATACCGGCGTTATGTTGGGGATATTGAAGTCTAAACCGAGCGATTATCCTTTGTGGTCTGGATGTGGAAAAAGCAACTTTGGTTTTGCAATCACTTCCGTATCAGCCTGTGACCGTGTAAATAGAATAATCAACATCAGCAAAGCTATAGATAGAAATGAATAAAGCTACTTTCGATCCAGCTAAGCGTTTAGATTTATACTTTCGAATTAATCGAAATGGTAGCAAGGCATTTATATTTTATAATGCCTCAGGCACGGCTTACCCTATTACAGATATAGTACTGGCTATGGATATTAAAATGTATGCCGGTGGTAAATCATTTATAAGTATACCTTTAAGCATAGAGAATAACGTAGCTACCGCATCAATAACATCCGATATATCAAATGTTAATGAGGGGGAGTACTTTTGGGAGCTTATACGAGTTGATACAGGTAAGACGTGGTTAAATGGTAAAGCATATTTTCATAATGGCCTGTTTGATGGCGTAAATGATACATCATCTGGTATAACAATAACTGACTCAGGTGATACCATACAAATAACTATAACAGAAAGTGGTGCTTCTTCATCATCTACAACAAACATTCAGGTTGTGGATAATTTCCCAGATGACTCATCCAATACCGGACAACTTATACTAGTAAATACTGCTGATGCAGATATAATAGGTTTGCTCGGGCCGAGGCCATTTATAGCCATTAGTGGTGGATGGGCTGATTTTTGGAGATACTTCTTTTTAGGTCATGATAAAAATCAAGCAATATTAGGTACAAATCCAACTCTTACGTCAGCTGGTGTTATGGCTATTGGGCCACGACTATTCGTAAAACAAGCTGACTTATTTAAGTTTAGATGGACAATACAACTACTTTCTATCACATCTATACGTCTCCAACTAGTAGTAGGAGATGGTAGAGGAAATGAAACTGTAATTTTTGACTTTACTGGTAGCGGTACTCCAGGACATATACAAATAGATGCTGAAGTGATGATAACTGAAAGTGATCTAAATACGCAGTATGTAAGTGGCACACTTGCTCCACCTTCCGGAATGAATCATCATTCAGGATTTGCCATCACTACATACCCGGTAAATGACATAACACCTCAGGAAAGTATATGGCAAATATATATTAAGGGTTATTCTAACTTGGCAAGTCAACTAGTAAAAATTCAAAATTACGGACAGTTATTCAGAACACTATAAAAACTATGGCAAGAGTAATAAAAAACGGGGAACTCGTATCAATTGGTAATACCACGGATACCGAACTGGAGATAGCTGACAGCTCTGTATATCTTAAGTTATATACTACGGCGTTTATAGAAGTAGTTAGTGGTACTATACAGTTCAGTTCAGGGGAAAGTATAAATTCCTCCCATCGCCAATGGCCAGCTGGGAGTAAATTTCCTATGAGCTATATAAACGGTTCAGCCAATTTACACGTAAAGCAGGGCAGCAGTGGAGACAGTTTCGTTATCACTATCTAAAATACTTCTTTGGTGGGGGGCACTGGAAAATGAGTCTCCGGCATCAGGAATAACCATACCAAATTTGGTATATGGTACGCAGGCTACGGGTACTTATGAATATAGTTCTGACGAACTTAACCGGCCGCCATACGCGGAATACTTTTCCATATCCAGCGGTAATGTTGGTGTGGCTTTAGTACCTACGATAGAAGGATTAGTGATACCAAATGGGGCAAGCGCAGGAACTCATATATATAGATGGTATAGGTCTTTAAATAAAACTGCTTCGTATGAGGAACTTGTAGGAAGCGGAAGTACATACACCCCTACATCTTCTGATGTTGGATGGTATATACGGTGCGAAGTAGATTTAAAACAAGCTACTGGAACAGGTCTTAATTTAACTGGGCAAACACTTCGAAGTGCTTATAGTTCTCTTGTGACAGATCCTGGTAACTTTAGCCCATTTGCAGATATATCTACTTGGGATACATCCCTTGATAAAGGGACTGCGTCTAATCTTGCATCACTTGGATATTGGGTTAATCGGGCAAGTGTGGATGGTAACGCCTTGATAGGTGCAACAGCTTTACCTACGTGGGATGGTACAAAAGGAGCTGTTCGGTTTACTCGTGCCTCTTCACAATCATTTAAAATACAAGCTGCAGGATCGTATGTAACGCCTTATGAGGTGTGGTTTGATTTTCAAACACCTACGTCTTTTACGGGTACACAAACACTGATAGGCTTATCGAATACGCACAATATTACAATAAGTTCTGCGGGGTTGTTATCTATATCAGCAGTATCCACAGGTCAAACGCTTACTACAAATACCCGATATAGGCTACGTGTGGTATTCAATGGTGCCTCATCAACATGGCAATTAAACAATGGTACAGAGACAGCTATAAGTTTAAGTACGGCAAGTGTTGGCACACCAAACTACCGTGTAGGATGCCTATTTAATGACTCAAGTTATTTTGATGGATGGATATACTATTATTTTCTAAATGATACCGGACTTTCAGCCGGTGAAGTATCAAACATGTGGACATGGTTTGGTTTGTAAAATATAATATAAATGGCAAATAGACTGGCAACTTCCGGGGACGTTTCCACATACGGCAATGATATGCAGGTAAATGATGTGATCATCGATACCGTAACATCTGCCAATGAGATAAATATTACAACTTTCGGTACTACATTCAGTGGTGCGCGAGATGGAGCTACAATATGGGTGAATGGCACTACCCTTGGCCCCCTTCAGAAATTTTATCTTGGTAATGGGGGCACCTTGATTACCCAAGCTACCACCAATAAAATGAAGCTTACCACCATACCGAGTACGCAATTGGTGCTTAATCAGACAGCCAGTTCAAACACTGGGTATATTGCCTCTATAAATGATTTCAAAAAGTTATACCTGAAGTGGGAGAACGATGCTTTTCCAGGCTTCCGAGACGGCCTAGGAACGAATAGTGTATTTCAGCACGGTAAGCATGCCCTTAAGGTATGGTCAGGTACTGGGGCATCATTCTATGCTCCTACATCCAATGCAAATGCTTTCGTACTTTTTGGCGTACAGGATGGAGAATATGAGATAGAAGGTGGTGAGTACATGCACTGCTTCGCTGCTATACGCATCAACGCAGCCAATCAAGATATTACTATAGCACAGCTTCACATTAAAAGAGTATATGTACATGATACATGTACCGGTGAAGGATTTTACATTGGTATGACCACAGGTACACCGGTACCGAAATTTAAGAATGTGATCATGGAGGACTTCATTGCAGTGCGTACTGCAACAGAGGCTGTTCAACTACAACACTTCTTGCTAGGATCACAGCGTACCTATATAAAAAATTTTGTCGTGTGGGCATCAGGCTCTGATTGGCTCAACCCATTTGGGGCTACACAGGATAACGGAGTGCAATTTCTTCCAGGTGATGGCAACATATGGATGAAGAATTTTATAGTTGATGGGTTTGGGGACAACGGAATGATCATAAATGGCTCTGACCAGGGTAGCCAAAAGACTTTACCTGTTGTAGTTGATAATGCCCTTATCAATGATGGTAGAAATACAGGTATATATTTCAATAGCAACACTACCAACGGCCTAACTCACGAATGGCGCCGATTACTTTTTAGAGCGTTCAATAATACGTATGGGGAAGCAGGGACCGCTAGAACATTTGTAATAAGCCAAAATAACGGTACTGAAGTGCATAAATTCATCGACTGCACTTGGGACGGGAGTAAGACCACGCTATTTCAAACGTCCGCAGGGTACGAGATATTGAATTTCACTCAATCTGCTATAGATGCGCCAGGTTATGTACTATCGGGATTCTATGAGAACGCTGAACGATTTCAACACTGGAAACAGACATACGGTCAGGGGCCTAATTCAGGGTTAGCAGTTGCCTATACTGTTGGAGACATAGTCGCCGATATTAATAATGGCGTGGGATATGCCTTCTATAAGGCTAAAACAAATCATAACGCTACTTCCACACGCCCGGCTGCAGATGCAACTAACTGGCAAAAGTTGACATGGGATACTGCTGGAGTACGATCGGATCAGGTGGCTTGGAACAGCAGTACCACGCAAAGTGACTACCCCCCGGATAACTGGTCATTAATAGCCGATAACACACACAATAAAAGCGGGATCGGGCTACTGTCTAATCAGCCCAATACGGACTATACGCAGTATCAATGGAAGAGAGCTGCCGCATCCGATGGCCTAAACGCTATAAATATACCAGGTGCCCGACAGCTATCTTACACACCAACAGCGGATGATATAGGTAAATACTTATCTTTATATATCAGAAAGAAAACAGGGGCTGGTTACGGTGCATGGGAACATTCAGCTTATAAATTAGTTGCAGCATCATAAAATGGAACAATTACAAGACAGTTTAAGACTTGCTAAAGAGATAATTCAACATGTGCCATACAGTTATTGGGCTGAAAAAGAGCCTTGGAAGATTATTATAATGTGCTGGACTGTGTTTAACTTACACTCGCTGGAAGGGGCTATATTTTATGCTTGTTGGCGCAGACCTGCTGTTGTCTCCTGGTTCAGGAACATGGCCGAAGATTCTGATGGGAAGCCCAACTTACGCGATGGAGTGATATGTATATTGATGATCATTATATTTTGGTTGGGACGTGGTATTGTAGTGGCTGGTATATGGCATGTTGTATTCCACGAAGACCAAATAACACTTATCGGTACACTGGCAGCGGCTATTGGCGCGGTCGTTGGGGCTATCATTGGACTTTATAAAGCTTTAAACACCTAAAAATAAAAATAAAAAAGTATGGCAAAGAAACAAAAATCTAAAAATCAGAAGCCCATTAAAAAATCAGGAGTATCTACTCTGGATGATAATGGCAAACCAGATACACCACCTCCTACACCACCAGGTAAAGGATGAGTCAAAAGAATTTGATATTGCTATTTACGTTTGCGAGCTTCGCGGTGCTGCTGAGTTTTCAGATATTCCCGGATGGCCCGGCAAAAGACTACTTTCTGTTTTCTGAGCAGAAGATTACTCTACAATCGCATATTTACTATGCTTCTGAGAATGTTAGCCGCGCTTTGCTTATTCTTTCATTGTTGATCGCTACCAAACATTTACAGCTAAAAGTTGCATTTCTGATATTTTTTGTACTTGAAATAATTACGCTTGCAGATTATATGTTAACGTATAATTCAGGGTATATCATAAATGATTTCGATTCAAATACAATCAAGCTGGTAATATATAGCATCACTATAGGTGGAATACTTTTTAAGGACAACATGGAAAAAATAAACTATGGGAAAAATTCGTGAACTTCTGGCTGGCTATATTTACCGCATCATCATTAGGTTTCTTGGCCGGGAACTACACGGCACTCCTGGCCGTTCGCTGGGCATTGAAGCAGAAACAAATAATCAACCAGCTACTTTCGGACGCTTATCATCGGGATCTTTTACCGGAGGTAGCGAGGATTCTGGGGCTTATCAATTTGGCCTTACTAGAGTGGCCGCACAATTCAAGCTTTCTAAAAATGTATCTGGAAAAGGCACAGGAATGCTGTCAACAACACAAGGAAAATATTGAGGCATCATTGAAAAAATACCATGATTGGTCATAAATATGGCAGATTTTGAAAAGGCAATACCGTTGATTCTGAAACACGAAGGTGGTTATGTTAACCATCCGAATGATCCAGGAGGAGAAACAAATTATGGCATTACAGATCGATTGGATGGAAAGATTGATGGGATGATCGACTTGGATGGAGATCGCATCGGAGACGTAACGGTAAAGGGACTCACGATTGATCAAGCTAAGCAAGTATATAGAGATAAGTTCTGGAACAAGATGCGTGGTGATGATTTCATGAATCAACAAATCGCAAACTTGGTGTTCGATAGTTTTGTGAATATGGGGATAAATGGTATCAAAATACTGCAGCGCGAGCTTGGTGTTACTGCCGATGGAAATATCGGCGATGTTACTATAGGAGTCGTTAATAAAGCTGCCGGAAAATTACTTTTTGATTCAATAAAGGATGCAAGGATACAATTCTATGAAAATCTTGTGCTGAGAAAGCCTGAATTAAAAATTTTTTTGAATGGATGGAAAAATCGTGTAAATCAATTCAAATATGATATTAACGCTTAAACTACTCCTGTGGCTTATTCCAATCGCTTTAAACGTATGGATAGATCGGAATGGACGGAAGCCTAACTATCTTTTGATGTTCATTCTACGGGGCTTCGCTGCGATTCTGCACGGTATTTTGTTCAACCCTCATAAATATGACCGACTATTTGCCGGTATTCCTATTTCAAGTAACATCATTTTGGATTCTGTTTGAGTTTGGCCTGAACATCGTTCGGGGCCGTGATCTGATTTATTACGATCGTAAGGAGCGCGACAGCGGATGGATAGATAAGCTGTTCGCTTGGGCCGGACAGGGCTGGCACATATTCGCAAAGATAGCGGCATTCGTACTTATGATTTGGTCAATTATATTGATCTATAGAAGAAATTAAAATCCAAAAGGCTGACCTCATTAACAGTCGGTTAAAACGGAACCGACAGAGGTCAGCCTTTGTGTTTCTTTGCGGATATATCCGATCACCGCAACGCTGCGAATGTATTAAAAAATCGGGCCAAAATCAAAATGAAAAAAAGACCGGCCCTGCGACCGGTCTAAAACCTAACTTACTATACCCCATTGGCAAAATTAATTGATTATCTTCGTGATATGAAGCTGAGTTACATTATTATTTCCGTGCTTGTCATTGTAATAGTTACCATGTCATTTTTCATGAAGACAACATCGGACGATGCAGCTATGAAATTGAAAGGCATCGAAGTTGATAAGGCGCAACTAATGAAGGAGTTCAGTTATTTTCAAAATCGGTACGACTCATTAGAGCGAATTACATCCGTTTTAACAGACTCAATTCGGCCCCTTATCAAAACTATATCGCAGCGCGAGATCGAGTTGCATAACTTAAAGAAACGTAAACTAACCAGCCATGAAAAAATATTTCCTACTGATTCTGCTATGGATGCTTTTTACCGGGCACGTTACCCGAAGTCAGACGCAGTATATTACACAGGTTCAAAATCAGATCGCAAATGACCTAGTGTACTCTGATTCGGTTATCGCGGCACAGGACATACTTATAGCCACTCAGCGCAAAATCATTGACCGTGGAATAGCGATAGTCGGCAACAAAGATATAATGCTGAATGAACGATCAAAGCAGATCAGTATACTACTGCAGAACCAAGTGAAGGATACGGAAGAAATCAACATCCTTCGCAAAGAAGTCCGTAAAAAATCACGGTACAATTTCTGGTGGAAGTGCGCGGCTATTGGGTTCGGAGTTGCTTTTGGCGCTAAGTCTGTTGGCTTGTTTTAAATTTATATGGCTTTCAGTCGCATGTATTTTTGGATGTATCCATTCACGTGGCACATCAGCGTAGATGTGATCGATATAGTATCGGCATCGCTGGTCATTATTGTTTGATAGAAGGCCTACAATAGTTGACTTAACGGTTGCACTGCCTATTTCACGTGATTCTATCGTCATATCACCATCGTAATGCACACGCTTCACATGGGCCTCTATCCGGATCCTTCCTTCGGGGACATCGAATGGAAGTCGGTTGAACTTATCATGGCATTTAATGTGGCTGAACTCCAATCTGTCGACACGATATTTACCATCACGGTATACCATTGGATGCGGACGCGCTTCGCCATCCGGTATCTCTTTGGCGCAATACCTGCAGATCATCAGTATTCAATTTTTTCGTTCCAGCAGATGATCTGGCCATCGAATGAACCCGGAAACCAACCTTCAAAATCATCTAAATCAAGACCATCGTTTTTAGCTAATTCATTTCGTGGATCAATTGATGATGTATAAGCATACAGTACACCGTCAATTGATATACATCCATCTTCATAGATTATTATATTCCACGTTTTCTTAACCTCGATGTCAGGAGCGAACTGTATCATCTTCGATCTATATGGCTTTCCTGACCACACGCGGGGACTGAATTTATCACCAACTTTGAAGCGATGGCCGGCACGTATAGTGTGCCATTTCTTTTGCTCACCATCGAGTAACATGAAGTCGTTAACGATGTCGGCAACACTTGGTAATAGGTCAGATTTTGATTTCGTATAGCCAAGTGAATTAAGTATCTTCTCAACGAAGTAGGTCGGCTCTCCGGCCCTCGGATGATACGAAGGGTATGTTCGGCTGAATGTGATTACTATGCTCATGATTTTACTCAGAATGGTATGTGAATAATAGTTTTATGAATGCCTTCCATAGCTTTTTATCGTTCATCAGTATTCCTTCAAGAACTTAAGCATCTCTTCCTTCGTATCGAACTCCTGATCGTCTCCATTCTTGAAAGTGACTATCCAGACACCCAGGTGTTCAGAGAAGTATATATCTTCTACGTTTGGTGCCCACTCGTTTATTTCTTGCATCTCTTGTACATAGGATGCTATGCAGGTATCCTTGAATATCCTGCGCTCTTCGCGATTTTTAGGTTGTCTCATTATCATTGTTTTTTATGTCTTCTACTTCTTCAAGTTCACCGGAAGCGATCATCTTGCGGACTATGTCTTCAGCATGCTGTTGTGTTAATGCCATCACTTGGATATTTTTCACCGGAAAATATCTATATCCTGATGCAACTGATTTCCGCTTCGGAGGTTCACTTTGTCCCCACTTGAGTATATCTTCCCGTGACATAGCAGGCGTTTTGTTGCCTTCCACCTTTTCAACTTCTTCGCGCCACTGGCGTAACCACTCCTTTGCGGAATCGTCACTTGCAACTTGATAGCCTTTAGGCTCGGGTGTAGGCTTATATGGGTTATCTTTCTCGTTCATCAGGTTGGTTTCAACAACTTGATATTTTTCATCGAGGTATTGCTCCATCCACTTGCGAAGTATTATTCCATCTAGCCTAAAGATGTCTCCGTATTGTCCCATACATCCGCGCTGAAAGCATATTTTGAAGTCAGCCAGTGTCTCGTTTTGGAATAAATCAACAAGATGTGTTGAAATGAATTGTACCTGTGCATCATTCAACTTATTTCCAACCGATACTAATGCGGCTGTTTTAATCAACTCGTATTGAACGCAAAGAATCACCTGATACTTACCATGTATCGATATGAGATCACTTAATCTAGGCGATCCTATTGATTCCTGGATGGTATTCGGCAATAATCTGGATGCCGTATTAAAATCAGATGCTGCTATCCTGTTGCATAACTCGCTTTGCGAAAGCTTCTGCAAGGTCGGAGGTAGACTGTTTGTTTTTTGGATTTGCATTGTCTCGTTTGATTGTTAGCCATGTATTCAGTTTCTGTTTCCATATCCACAAGTGTTCCGGCGGAGACGGTTTTTGCGAATGGTATATCCAGCATTCTTCGAATGCCTGCTTTAAATCTTTGCCTTTGTGCGCAATCGACAGATCAGTGATATATCTCTGATCGTTGAATAGCGCCTCAAACACATCCATTTTTGAAAGCGACTCATTATTTGATTTAAATTCATTTTCATTTTCATTTTCATTTTCTATAGGTTCAACCACGGTTGAACCACTGTTTGCTTTTGGTTGAATTTTGGTTGATTGTTTTTTTCTTTTATTAGCAGACAAAAGCCCTTTTTCACGTTGTTTTTCAATAAATTTATTTCTGGCCGTGCGAACCTCTTCAAGTTTTTCATTTACCCATAGCCCATTAACACAAGTCCACTTATGTTTTATTTTCAACCAAATATCAACATCGGTTGAACCAAGCCCAATAGGATTTCCACCATCATCAATTAGCCCACCATTAGCCCAGCTTTCGGCTAATAGACTAATATGCAGGCCTTGCATTGATCTTGTCCATCGAATAGTGTCAACCAAATAATCCTGAGCATAGAAAGGAAATGCAGGATCTTTAGCCATGTGACATGAAATTTATGAATGCCTTAGTAGCTTCAAAGCATGCCTGTATCTTCTTGAAATCTTCTGTACCTCGTTTTGTTTCAAATTCTTCAGTACCAGAAAACCAATTATCCCATTCTTCTAATGTTTTACGCTGACAACCAATTATTATTTTTCCTTCGCAATCTTGACCATATATCCATTTACAATTTGGCATCATTAAGCCGCCCCGGAAGTCTCCGCCCAGGAAGTTGCCGCCC